CTTCTTTAAATATCGCTCAAAAGCGGAATCAGAGTTAATAACCTTCAATCCCAATCCACCAGTAGTTTTACCAGCAATAAATGACTTACCTGAGCCTGGGCCACCTGCCATGAAAACTGCTTTGAATATGTTGGGATCGTAGACACCCTCTTTTAAAAATTGATCATATGTTATCATAATTATATTTATATTATCTAGAATGTGGACTAGATGTTGGTGTCTTAGTTATCGGTTTAAGTTTACCCTTTGTGGTAGAAAGACCAATATCAGCTCTTCCCTTTGGTGGTTCTGAATAATTTGTTTCCTTAACAGGAGTAGCCTTTTCTACAGAATCTTTCATTACAGTCATAACCATAGAGTGCATTGACTGTTCAGGTATTATCATATGTTTTAGACTAGTCACCAAATATCTACCAGATAATATAGGATCATACGCCTCAGAACTATTACTAGTGGGTAATGGTTTATTTGATGGTATAAGAACATTTATCATGTCTCCACACATAATATTAGTATCACCATATGTTTCAATTTTCAATGTAAAATAATCTCGTTGTAACTCTCTAGAAATTGATTCTTGTAACCATTCCTCAGCGTTATTATCAGTTGACCCATTAGCGTGTAAATTTTTACTTGCAGTAGGATGTACGAATACTTTAGAATTAGTATATTCGGTAATTACTTTATCATCTATTTTTGATTGTGGTATCAGAGTACCAGATCCTTTATTTTCTTGATTTGTTGTATTTCTTTTCTTAAAGGTATCATTATAATCGTAATCAAATTTTTGAATATTTTTGTTGAATATGTCGTGATAATAAAGAGTTGATGATAACATACCCAATTTTACATTTAAGAAATTGTTTGAATTATCCTCAACTTCCCAATGTAAAATAGTTCCCAATGCAGCTTCAATTGCTTTAGGATCATCTGGTGGTTGTGATTTATAAGTGTTTTTATGAGGAACAGATAAATTTCCCTGAGAACCTATCAAACTATCTAATGATCTAAAATGAATACCTGCTGGATTTTCAAAAAATAAAAAATGAGGAGACATCTCAGTACTTATAGCTTCTTCCTTTAAAAGATTTATTGTTTGAAATGGATTTAAGTTAGGAATTACAAATTTTCTAATATTTTTAGTTGTATCAATATGTAATGGTTTTTTAGAACCTAGAAAATTATCACTAGACAATATTTCTGAAACCATTGAACTTATATTTCCTTTGAATGACTTTGATATTTTAGTACGGAGATTTTTGTAGTGTTCTAGAGTAGTCCAATTTACTATAAGAGTCTGTTCTCTATCTGTAGTTTGAAATCGTTTTTCTACATTATAGATAATCGCATGATAATCATTAAAATTTACTGAACTTTCATGGCCTGGAGTTTTGAGAGAAAATAATAATCGTTCTTGTCCCAATAGTGGTAAAAGTTCTGCAACTCCAGCCGCATCGGAGAGTACTATATTTCCAGACATAAATGGAGAATCAATACTTTGATAAATATTGAGTTCTATAAGTTGATTTATGATGTTTATTTTTTGCCCAGAACTTCCTATTATAAGAGCCCCATCTAAATCATAATCTCCTGCACTCTGAAGTATATTTTTATCTACAGACATATTATTTTATATTAAAGATGCAAACTCTTCTGTAAAAAAACCAAGATAATCATTTCTTAACAAATTAATCTCTCTCTTTGAATCATTTAACGCAACTTCGTATTCATAATTTGTAACAGTTGTTGCAGAGGGATATGTTGAATTTTCAACTTCAATTTTAGTAGTAGTATCACCAGAGGTTTGTGATATTTCATAATGATGAGCTTCAGTAAGTTGAGTTTCAGTATATTTGGATAGAAGATATTTTTGCATTTGTCTAGTAGATTTAACCCAATCGTGATTAACATCTGAAATATCATTTACTAACATAACTACCCAATGGTAATGTGGGCTACCATGATGTTTATCTGAAACAATTTCAGGTGTTTCATTTTCTTTAATATCATATGGATCTAACATAACAACTTCTTTTTTCATGTTTGCTCGCATCCTAACTCTTTTCATAATATTTGTAGCGAGTTTTGCCGACCCATCACCTGTAGGATCATACATTATTGTTGGAAAATTATTAAAATAGGACATATTAAAAACCTTGATTTACATCTTCTTTTGTGATAAGTTTTGTTTCTTGGAAATCTAATTTCATATCAATTTCTGTAGGTGGAGCTCCATTTCTGCCTTCAATTGGTCTAAATGTTTGATAACCATTTGGTGCATAGTTTACTTCCATATTTAATAAAACACAGGTTTGTATCTTATTAATCCATGAATTCTCATCTCCCCGAAACATATAAAACAAATCAAATTCTGCTGGGGTGGTAAACCATCTTCCATGTTGTCCACCTTTAATTTCTGGTAACATATGGAATTTAAAAGTTTTAATAATTTTCTCTACCTGTATCATTTCTTCTGGACTTTTTGGTGTGAATTTCCAAGAGAATGAAAATTTACGAAAATCAAGACCTGTAAATGTAGCTTCAAGAAAGTTATTTTGAGCTCGGTTTGAAAGTTTATCTCTAGCTGCAAGAAGATCTCCACCAAGAGCTGCACCAACTGCTGCCAATCCTGCACGTTCTATTTTATGAGCCCCCAATCCTGCACCTCCTTTAATTACATCTGCAACTCCACCAACTGTACTCATATCAGCTTTAGATGCCATTCCAGCTAGCGCTCCAACATCTGCACCCAATTCTGTATTTTTATATTGGGCAGCATAGTTAGCTAAGATACTTGGGGGCATATACAGAATAATAGCATCATTAGTTCTCATTGTTCTTTTCTTTCCTGTTGCTTCTGCGGCAGTTCCTTGATGAGATTTTCTTTCTATGACTTTAGGTTTAGATCCAGGCATCCAAGAATTTCCTGTAGAATCTGGTGTAGATCCTTGTTGTTCTTCTGAAAATCCTTGACCATTAAGAAGTTTGTTTTGGGCTGTAGTTTGCGTTGGAATTTTTGAACGACCATCTGCCGATTCTGTATCCTTTCCCATACTATTTGTTCTAGAGTATGAACTATCATTTGCTATATTAACATAAAACATCATATAATGTCCCATATCAGTTTTGGATTGTATATCCATTGGATATTCAAGAGATGAATAAGACCATTTACTACCAACTTCCATATGTGCTAATGGGGCTTGACCACCAACTGAAGCTCCAGCTCCATTAGGAGAAGTTGGTGTAACTTTATTACTGGGCGCAAGTCCCATTCTTCGCATAGATTGTGCTATAAAATTTTGCATAAATATTCCTAGAAGTATTTCTAACTATTTATATGTCTTATAAGGGTAAATTTAACCCCATCAATCGAAAAAAGTATAAGGGGAACATTATTAACATTGTCTATAGATCATTGTGGGAACGCAAATTTATGGTCTATTGTGATGAAAACAATGATATTACAGAATGGGGCTCAGAAGAACTTATAGTTCCATATATTTCTCCACTAGATCGTAAACGACATAGATATTTTCCCGATTTTTATATTAAAACAAAAAACGGTGATAAATTTATGATTGAGATTAAACCAAAAAAGTTTACCAAACCCCCCAAAGCTACTAAAAGAGTTACCAAGTCATTTCTACATGAAACTAAGGAATGGGCAAGAAACTGTGCAAAGTGGTCAGCAGCTCAAGAAGTCTGTAAAAGACATGGATGGAAGTTTTTAATAATAACAGAAGACCATCTTAACACGACTAAATACTTATATGGCAGATAAAGTAGCAACAGATTTTTTATCAAATATAAAAGCAAAAAGTAGAGATGCAATGTCTTGGTTTAGAGATATTGTTAAGAAAACTCGAGCTGCAGCTTTCCCTGCATCGACAGGAAGAGCGGAATTAACAGGAGATAGAAACATTGGAGTTACTGGGCGACCAACAGTTGGTCAAATGTATCTATTTCAATACGATGCAAAATTTAAAGATATATTACCATATTGGGATGTATGGCCCCTAATCTTTCCCTTTGATTATGCAAAAAATGGGTTCTATGGTATCAATTTACATTATCTAGCACCCAACCCTCGCATAGACTTGATGTTAAGATTAATTAAAGCACAAGGGGGGAGTGGGAATGTAACTGAAAATTATAAATTAAAATTATCATACGATATTATAACAAAATATCCACCAGCAAAACCATGTATTAAACGATATTTATTTAGTCAAGTGCAAGGAAGTGGATTTTATGGTATTAGTGGTGCTGATTGGAGTTATGCAGCTGCACTACCATTACAGAAATTTAGAGGAAAACAGCCGTGGTAATTAATAAGAAGGAAAAATATGGCATTATTTAGAAAAGGTATAAAAGTAGGAAATAAGGATATTCGTACTGGCCTAACCAAAGAACGAGGTCAAGGTATTCTTAGAAAACTTGGAGTCATCAAAGATGGTAAGGGTAGAAAAGAGTTTGAAAAAGATGCAATGGGTGATGTCCAGACTATTCGGACAATTGTTGGTATGGGTGAAGGTTTTACTATGCCTGTCAATTTCAGATGTACCTTTAATAATCCAGTTGGTATTGATCAGCAAATTTTAGAAAAAGCTGAGAGGGGCGGTGACAGAACTTGGGGAGGAGAAAATAAAGGAAAAGTAAATAGTGGAAGTTTAGATTGGAGAACACATATTATGAATAATTCTACAAAAAGTTTAATTAGATCTCGATTTACTCAAGCAAACGCAGCTGCACAAGGTATGTATAAGGCTATAGCAGGAAAAAATAAATTAAAAAGAGATGAACAAAAAATGAATCTCTATTGTAGTAAAGTTTCCATACCTGACAAATCTTTTAATATGACCATGCCTAGAACCTATGGATCTCCATATCCATGGCCGACCGCAGTACAATATGGCACACTTACTACTACTTTTTATTGTGATGGTACGATGCATATTAAAAACTATTTTGATGTTTGGCAAAAACTTATCTATAATGATATGACAGGGAATTTTAATTTTTACAATGAATATACTTCTAATTTTAATGTACACACTCGTACAACTATTGCAACTGGTGGGCAAACTGGGCAAGCTAAAGTAGATGATGGTGAAAATGATACTCAAGAATGGGCAAAAGAACTTAGTAATGGTATTAAAAAAGGAACAGATGCATTTAATGAAGCAACTGGTGTTGATGGCCCCAGAGATGCTGCCCAATCAGCATTTAAAGTACCAACAGTTGATTTTAGAGAAAATTATGGAGTAAAAATATTTGAATGTTTTCCATCGGGTGTGGGTACAATAGATCTTGGACATGACTCTGCAAGTAACGTAGCAACATTTGATGTTACATGGGCATATAAGAAATGGAATCCATTCAAAATAGGCAATTTAGGAAATCGTAGTGAAGTTAATCTTTCGATAGGAGAGTTTAGAAATGAAAAGGATGGTTTTCCATTTTTGGAAGATCTACCACCAGAATTATCCGGCCCATTAACAGGTGCGGTGAATCAAGGAATAAATACTGGGCCATTGTCAAATGCCTCAAATTTTCTTGGATAAATTTAACATTAAAATAGTGAGAATATTATGTCTTTACCAAAAATTAATACGCCGGAATATAGGCTAACAGTTCCCTCAACTGATGAGGAAATTAGATACAGACCCTTCTTAGTTAA